TTCTAGGGTCTGCGTAATTAATTGTAAGGTTAGGGTCTTTACTTATAAAATCTGTTGTTATAATGTTGTCGTTTTTATCATAAAAAACTGGTTTAGTAACACCACCATCATTATTATTATTATAGTCTCCACCAGATACTTTTTGTCCTGATTCATTTATCTGTCCCACACCTACTTTACTAGCAGTAGTTCTATTTGCACCAGCGTCTGTTCTTCCACCCACTTTATAGTTTACTCTACCACCAAAAAAATATCCTATTCTACCACCATCTTTAAGACCATAACCAAAACCTTCTCTACCCCCACTATCATAAGTTGTTCCTGTTTCTTTGTTTGTATTAGCTGCTGTTGCAGTAACATTACCACCTGATCCGGGTCTTCTACCTAATGATCCTGCTCTTGATTTATCCTGAGGATCTGATTTACCTGCTGCACCAGCTTCTGCGTCTCTTTGTATTTGTCCAGCTAAAGATTCTTTTTGAAGGTCTTGTCTTATTTTTGATTTTTCTCTATAGGCAATCTTTTTTCTTCTTTCTAAACCTTTAAAAGTGTTTACATAATTTTTAAATTCTTCATCAGTCATGTCTTTTGAGTCCTTATTCATTTTATCTACATACTCAGCATAGTTACCAAATGCAGATCTAGTATTAATTCCAAACTCATCTTTACCAAGTCCTGAATTATTTTCTCCAAATATAGTAGGTCCCGTGTAACCCATTTGTGATGAAATAAATGCTTGATCAGCTCGTGGAAGATTACGATAGTTATCCATCTTACCCATCATGGTTCCAATTATTCCTGGTTGAAATCTTGGCTCTTGATATCCATCGGCCATAATTTGGCTAGCAGATTGAGGTTCTATAAAATCTCTTACTTTACCCATTGTTCTACCCATAAATGTTGAAGTATCAGTTGGTTTATTAAGTCTATTTTGTCTAGCATCAACAGCTTGTTGAAAACCGGTATTACCAAAATTATAACTACCAGTATAATTATTTCCACCACTATTTGTAAAAGCTTGTGTCTGAGGTATGCCAAATGATTCTGTTTCTTCTTCTACTACTTCGTTAGTAGGTAACTGAAATTCATTTTGTAAATATTTATTTTTAGGTACTGCGTATAAACCTGCTGCTCTTATCTCTGCATCTGTTGCCATTATCTCATTCCTCCTGGTGCAATGTCTAATCTAAATGTACCTAGTTTCCAATCTTGATTGGTTGCTGTGTTAGAAATTTTTAATGCAATAGATCTTGCTCTTATTCTTGTACTCTGAAAAGTTTTAGATGAGTTGATTGTAAATTCTTTAACAGCTGGTGTGCTGTTAGGATAAGCTCTTGTTGTGAAACTAACTTTAGTGTCACCAGTCTGTGTAATAAAGTCAGGTATAAATCTACTTATTCTCATAATGTATTCTCCATCTCCTCTAAGATCTGGTGTACCCACAGCTTGACCTGTGTTACTTCTTTTTTGTGTAATGTCAAAGTCTCCTGATTCTATAAACGCTGGTATTGCTGTAGCAATGTTACCGGCATTTACTTGGTCAGTCCCTGTTTCCTGGTTATAGTATATCGTACTACCTTGCGTATTACCAGTAACATCAAAAGAAGCATCATCGTTTGATCCATAATAGGTTGCGTGTGGTCTATTAAATACAGCAGAATCTTGCCAAGCAGTTCTAGCTAAACTACCTGTTGTCCATATCGGTTGCTTAGCTGATGAATCTAAATAGTTATAAGTCACTACTCTATCTACTTCATCAGAACTTTCACTAGGATAAAACCAATTAATTTCTCCAAACAAATTGTTTAGTCCACAGTTAATTAGATCTCTCGAGGTATCATTGATACTATCATAAACATAATCTTCTACTAGACATGGCATAGATTGTAGTTGACCATCATAAGTAAAGAAACCATTCTCTGACATCCAATAAGCAGAACCATCTACTTCCATACATGCATTCTTACCAAACAATCCACAGTTAGTTCCTACCTGTTCAAAGGAGAAAGTAAATGGTTGTCCTACAAATTTCATCAAGAATAATGCAGTATCGGTCCACACATAAATTGCATCCCTACCTTTAATAGCTCCCATAATTTTAGAACCATCTGCAAGTCTTTGTGTGCCCGCAGTATTTTCAGCTCTTACTGTATAAGAATCTGTTTGATCAATATTTTCTTGGTCCGAGAATCTTATAAACATATCGTCTTGACTTGTTGTATCACCAACTGTTGTTTCTGTTCCAAAGAACACTAAGTGTCTATCTGGTGTTGATACCAATACATGACGTGACGCTGTTGGTGCATTAGGTAATACGGTTGCTCTAATTGATGTTGCGTTTGAAGGAGAAGCATCCCATTCAAAACACGCACCATTATATATAAGAGCAATTAATTTTGTACCGTAGTTATCAAGAACCCATAAACCAGGGTCAATAGTAAAGTCAGTAGAAGATGCACTACCCCAACCTGCGTATGAAGTTATGTTTGTAATTGTAACTCCTGCACTATGTGCTGATTTAGTTGTACCATTAACTTCTCTTGCTCCCCCACTTAAAATATTTGTTGTGGTATTATTATTTGTATAAGAAATAAATTCAGTCCCTATTTGTATGGTACCTGAAGATGAAAATGCTGACGAATCTGTTAAAGGAATAACAGTTACAGCATCATTAATAGTAGAAGCTAATGTTGTAGTTGCTGCGCCTAAAACTGTACCACCAAATAAACCTGTACCCCAACCGAAACCACCTAACTGTTGTGCTGGTCCTACTGTGTAATAACATAAAACAGAAGTAGATCCTGCATTTGTAACTGGTGTCCCTGTTTCCTGAACCGCCATTGTAATTGTAAAAACTGAACTGCTAACTACAGAAGTAACCATAAATTTGTTATCTTCAAATGTAGCATTACTAAATGTTGAACCACTTAATCCACTAACTGTTTCAAACATTACGATATCATTTTGTAATAAACCGTGAGCAGTACCACACGTTATTGTAACTGTTGTTGAGCTTGATGTACTTGTAAAATCAGCTCCAGTTATAGTTTTTCTAATAGGGTGAATATCGTAATATACACCACCTGAAAAAACATAAAGAATACTACTAGTACCTATTGCTGCGTATTTAACACCAGCATTATCATCCCAATGATGAATAGCTCTTGCAACACCTGTTAGTTTATCGTCACCTAGTTGAGACCAACCACCTATTTTTTCTGGGCTTCCGTATCTAAAACGAACAAAGTCACCATCAAACCATTGTCCCTCAGCCCCGGTCTCTGTGACTTGTTTGTTGAACCCTGGTGCAAAACCTAATTTTTGTAACATATAACTCCATTTATGTATTCCTTATTGGTGGAACACCTAACATCGGTCTTTTGTCAAACCTATTCTTTTCTGCAAAAGGACCATTTACATGGTTATAATGAAGAAACACTTGTCCGCAAGTAGTTCCTTCAAAAGGTTCTCTCCAATGCTCTAATTCACATCCACTATATACTAGCATATCACCAACTTCAAGCAGGACTTTTGTGCCTTTTGGTGCATTGGGTTTATGTATATTATTATGTTCATCAATAACATTATCAGCACCTGTGTCATCTATAAATATAGGCCATGGATCACCACCCAAGTTTATTGTTGTAGATATCTCACAGCTGGGTCTGTCTTTATGTCGTTTTAATTTATCACCATTTTTATATATTCTTGCATAGGAATATGTTGGTACTAATTGTAGCCCCGTTTCCTGAGCCATGACTGGTAATACTTTCATTAATAGGGTCTCCATTACTGGATCTGCATAATGAGAATAAGTGTTTGGAATCTGGGCATCTGTCCATGTACCTAACATCCCTGTATCATAAGTAATATTATTATCATACATCCATTTAACTGCATCTCGTTTAAGTAGGAAGTAGTTGAATATAAAATTAGCTAGCTCGTAGCTAACAGCACCTTTGATTACTTGATATTTATTAAAAGCCATGTTGTATAAAATTAAAACTTACTGATATTCTTAAATCATTTGA